ACAAACGCAGTCATCGCCGACCCATCGTCATCGAACCCTGTTTCGTGGTTGTACAAGAAGTTTGCGTCCGTCACACCCGTGTTCACAGATGACGCTATCGGATTAGAGTTTTGTGAGTATCCGATCCAAGCACCTCGATCTAGTGTGCCAACAGCCCAAAGATTCTCTGCGTAGTTGTAAGACACATAGTTTGTAATCTCTGTGTTGTCGGTGCCTACAGGGTAAAACCAGATCACCTCTGAAAAGTCATTGTTCTCAGCAGCAAACACCTTGAACGCTTGACCTTTGTTCAGGTTAGAAAACACATGCTCTTTGACGCTGCATGGCAGTGGCTGTACTGACCCGTTGTAGACATAGAAGCCACCAGAGTCCATGAAGTACACCGCACCTCTGGCGTTGACCGCTGCGTTAGGCGAGATCATAGATACATCGGTGCTGAGTGTTGCGAACTGGAACGTAAATGGCGCACCTGTAAATCGCATAGAGTGCAGGCTTACGTCGGTAAAGATCAGTATCTCTTGCCGTGTTTGCACTGCACCAACAATCTGAGAACCTGAGTTGATTCGCACACCACCGGCTGTATTGATCGCTGTAGGTGTCCAGTCAGCGGCGTTCTCTTGATCAGAAAACCTGACAAGCAGCGGGTCTATATTTGATGAACCTACTGGGTTTACACCAAACGCAATGACGTGCTGATCTATGTCAGATACTAGAACCTGCAATGCCACAGTCGGCACATTAGAAGCACCTGCCAGTGCGGTGGCGTTGATGGCTCTCGCACCTGTGCCAGATGATTCATCCCAGTAGTAGATGCCGCCACCACGGACATTGAAGATCAGATCCTCGCCGAAGTTATCTTGACTAAATAGTCGTAGCTGACCGGCAGCAGCAACACTGCTGGAACTACCCCAAGTGCCAGAACCCCATGTGCCTGCACCCCAACCTGTGCCCTGAACGAATGTGTTTAGACCTGTGTTGATCTGATACGTCGCAACCGTCGAACTACCACCATTACCTGTGTCACTTGAGTTAGCCGTGACAGCAGCACCGCCTGTGTCCTTGGCCTCAATCGTGAACGTGTTTGTTGTTGGCACAGACGCGATCTGATACTCCTGATTTAGAACAGTCGCGGTGATGTTGCCTCCGAGTGTTGCCGCATCACTGAACGTTACAAAGTCGTTGACCACTGCACCGTGTGCATTCTCAGTCACAGTGATGGTAGATGACCCGTTGGTTGCAGCGAAAGTGGCATCGCCAGCACCTGATGTCAGCCTGATTGGTGTGACATCGTTATACCCAGAACCCTCCGCTACATAGAACTTTAGGTTGGTGCCAATACCGATGTAGTTAATAGATTCTAGTGATGACCAGTTATGCAGTGATCGGCACACGCCCAGAAAGCTGGAGTCGCTGTACTTTGTCCATCCACCGATCTTTTCTACTCGGCCTTTGCGGAATCGGATTTTGTCAGAGTCGAACCAACCAGCGTCTGCTGTGTATTCGGTTCCTTCTTTGTTAACGCCTGGAGCAAACTGTACCTTGGCTAATGTCATCTTATCGGCCCATACGACGAAGATTGCGTGGCGTTGCCATTCTGTTGTTGGTGATACCTGTCGGAGTGACCACCGTGCCAACGCTGCCCAACGATGGTGCTCTCATGCTGGGATTAACATTCATGCCACCACCTTTTGATCCTGCTGAAGATGCTGCGGTATCCAGCCTAGTGTTGAGTGCGCTAATTTGTGATTGCAAACTACTGGGATCAAAAGCCGTTGGTGCTGGTCTGCTTGATAAAGAATCTATCTGTCTTTGTAAGCCACTAGGGTCGAACGCAGACACTGTTGGTCTGTTTTGTAACGCAGTAATCTGTGACTGCAAACCTGTTGGGTCAAATGCTGCTGGGCTTGATCTATTTTCTAATGCAGTCAGCCTAGCTTGAAGCGCAGAGGGATCAAATGTTGGTGATGTTCTACTTTCCAAAGCACCCAATCTTTTCTGCAAAACACTAGGATCAAATGTAGGTATGCGTCTATCTTCCAATGCAGTGAGTCTCTGCTGCAAGGCACTGTCATCGAATCTGGGGGCAGCGGGAGTTGACCTTCGTTCCTCTAAGGCAGTAAGTCTTGATTGAAGACCAGTGGGGTCAAAAGCTGGCGCTGGAGTTCTTCCCTCTAAAGCGGAGAGCCTTTCTAGTATTGATGGTGAAGGAGAGCTGCCAGATGGCGCTTGCTCCATAGCACCGCTAAACCCTGTCCTTTCTTCTATTGTTAATGGAGGTGGAGTGAGTGGAGGTGGCTTCCGCGCTGGCATAGTTCTCGCACCACTCAGCGCATTCGCCTTGCTCTGTGCTAACGGACGTCCCATCTCTCTAAACGATGGACGCCCAGACCCACCCATTACAGGCAGAGGCACCCTCGGTGCTGGCCTAGTCGGGAATCCTGTTGCCGGATCAACCATCCTACCGAATGGAGATTGCTGCCCTGAAAGCAAAGCACCTAATCCTGTAGGTACACCATAATTATAGCTTGGTCTTCTGTATAAGTCGGACGCTCCCGATCCCATCGGCGGTCTAGGATTTGGGCGAATAGGGTTGGGGCGCGATATAAACGGTGGTCGCTGTGGCCTAATAGGTGGTCTAGGTTGTGGTCTGTTAAAAGGTGGAAACCTACGCTGTGGAAAATCTGGGATGGTGCCTATTCCAGGTGGAGGAAGTTTTTCTTCGTAAATCCTTCCTGTTCCATCAAACATAGGTATTTCTATTGGGCGACCTGTTCTTAAATCTATTGGTGTCGGCATTACTTGCGCTTGAAATCTTCCCGGTGGAAGGTCTGGCATAGGGGGTTGATATATTGGATTACCAGTTCTTTGATCAATCCGAACACGATCTTTCGGAATCCCAGGTATCGTGCGAGCACCGCCCTTTGATGCGCTTGTCCCAGGAGTGCTTTTAGCCATTATGTATACTCCCCAGATCTAATCATTTCAGTAACACGGATAGCTCTTGTGCCAACTTGCTGCGCCCACTTGCTATCCATAAATTCATCAGCAGCTATATCAAACTGCTCACGCGACATTGCCTCTAAAGCTTTGACGAAGCCTCGCAATCTGGTCAGACCAAGGTTGAAACATATATCAATCATTGCATCTTGACGCGCTTCGTTGATGCCATTGAACCAGAAGTAAGTGTCTGATAGCTCGCCCTTCACTCGCTCTATGTCATTCGACAACAAGTAGTCAATCTCATCGTCAGACAGCCCAAGACCAGACTCTGAGATATTTCTGCCAACGCCTATGGTTTCATAGCCTGCACTGCACATATAAACTTTAGAGCGCACGCCCTCGTGGCGTTTGATCATTTCAACCAAGCTACTCATTACTTACCAACACCTTTGACTCTTTCGTAGGATCTGGCACCGCCGAGACCCAACATGCCAAGAAGTAAAGGCATCATCACACCAGCATCCGCCTGAGGAATAACAACGCCAAACCCAGCCGCGATTGGAGCCACTAAGAAGTTAACCATCAAGCCTAGTACGCAGGTATAGCCAGCGAGCGGTCGCCACGATGATTGAAACCAATTCCCTTTTGCATCGAGCTTCAAAACTTCGATCTGTTCTAAGGCAATCTGCTGCCCATGTTTTTCGCTCATCGTGGCTATTTCGTGAGCGAGCTTATTCTTGGTGTCAGCGTCGGGAATGAACTTATCTAGCAAACCTGTGACTGGGCCGATTAGCTGTCCGACTAAACTCATCTACCATTACCTCTGTTTGACCATGCCTGCGCTCCAAAGAACGCTGCCAATATACCTGCAACTGACACAAAGTAGACTGAGGCCATGTCACCAAGAATACTTGCTGCCTGAACTAAACCAGCCCAACTGCTTACGACTACTAATGATGGATACAAAAGCATTCCCCACAGAGCAAACCAACTCATACTGCGCTGAGCCTGTGCTCTTTCATTACTAATTTTTAGCTCTTGTAATTCTTTGCTGGTCTCTAGCTCGTCATCGGTAACAACGCCATCACCATCAGTATCGTACTGATCGTAGTCTGATCCCGGCTCTAATTTCTTCGCTGCCATCTCAGTCATAAAACTTAGTATTCGGCGGAACTTTAACAGGGATGCAATATGCTGTGATGTTTTCTTGGTTGTTGAGACGCCTACCCTCTACGGGCTTAATTGTCCCTTGCTCTAGCCAATATGCGAACTGATTGCACCTATGTATATTGCGGAAGTGAAATCTACCCGCGACTTGCTCGCCCTCTACCAGCATAACCAGTAGAAACGCCATAATCATCCGAAGGCTTTGATGACCAACGCAAACACCAGAATCGCCAAACCCCCACCTATGAGCAGCGTAGTGCCGCCCACAAGAATTTGTTGGATTAGTATTTGTCGGTCGCGTTTTCGTTTAGCCACTAGCCTCGCGTGCGCCCTCCGGTCTTGTTCCTGCTGCCGTATAGCAGCATCGTAATCCTGTAACAATTTAGGGTCTGCCACCAAAAGCAAATCCCTCAAATCTTTTTGGTATCGCTCTTGGTTCCTACGAAGCATCTGTAGTTTCAAGATGTCATTCTTTGAGAGCGCATTGAAAGCAGAACTTTTGCGTTCTACCTCGAAGCTATTAAGTGCTTCGCCAAAATCCGACACCAGAGCCATGGCCTGTTGAACGTTAGCCTTGCCCTCATTCACATTTTGAATGACCGTATTGATCTGCTGGAGAAGCATGCCAGCGGCTGCAACAGACTCAATGATCATGGTTTAGCCCATAAAAAACTGAGGCAAAGCTGCCGCTGCAATCAGTGCGTACAGTCCGTAGATGAGATGTTCTAGGTGCCTGAATTTGGCAGAGCCTTCTGCAAGGCGCTCTTCGATACGCTGGTAACGCAAGGCACACTCTCGCTCATGGGCGTGGACTTCGTTTAATGCTTTTTCACCTGCGTCACTCATACCGATACATTCACTCGTTGAGTAGGCGCTAGTGGTTGCGCCTCTATCTTGTTGCCTTCTTTGGTATAGATCGTCGGTATGATTGTTTCCACCGCCTCGCGCACAGTCTCGCCTTCAGCGCCTGTTCTTAACCGCTCTTGCTTTTGTACCGCTATCTGCTTCCAACTGATCTGAGCAGTATCATTAATGCTTATGTCCATCTTGCTCGCCCTCTACAGGAAAACAATTGATATTGGCGGCTACTGTTCTTCGCTCGCCTTCCCCCTGAAACGGATACACCATGTGCTGCATCCACGATGGGAACATGTATAACCGTCCCACTTGCGGCCTCACTACGACGTTCTGCGTAGGCTTCAGCCGTTCTCTATCCCATGTGCTCGACTGTCCATAGTTAAAGCACAAACAGCCATCGCTTTCGCCAGAGGCATTATACAGCCCGTACTCTTGCGATCCCGGTCTCGGCCCCTGAATTATCTGCGGTGGCACCTTCGTCCATGTCGTACAGCTAATGCCCATGATCGTCTTTGTACCGTGATCGTGGATCGGGTTGTAATCACCTTCGTAACTGTGGACTGACCATAACTCATCCATTTCGACGTTTCTGTTACCGTCCAAAACCTGACCAGATTGGGCCATGAACTGGTTAATATAAGTCACGCCCATCTCACACAAGAATCGAGAAAACGGTGCCAGCCTTGGATCTTCGTGATCCATAACAAGCTGCTCACCTGTCTTGATTTGACCAACCAACGTATGCGCTGCGCTGACCTTATCGTCTTGCGTAACTAGCTCATCAAGATAGTCGTTACACGATTCAACAAACTCTGTCGGGATGTCCAATTCCATCAAAAACACTGACGGAAGCGGGTGCATCTGAAACTGAATCTCAGCCATTTATGGCTTCAACAGCAGCTTCTTCCTCGCCCTCTTCAGGCTCTTCTTCTGGCTCAACGAGTTGCGCGTCAGCTTGGACTTTAATCTTCATCATTAAAGGCCATGTCCCTGACTTACTTGGCATATCGCCAAGAATCGCTAGGATTGCGTTGATCTCGTTTTCTTCTAGGTTAATTTGCACGTTCTGTTTTTCCTTATGGTGTATATGCTTTTGCGGCGGCTACAGCAGAGTCGATGGCGCTGAAATCTTCTGACCCCCAATCGCCTAGCGCCTTGCCATACTCTAGGTATCCAGCACTACGCAGTACACGCTCTTGCTTTTCAGCGCCTGTGAGATCGTTGCCATACTCATTGTTTGCATCTAGCACGCTGGTAATCACATTCGCGCCATCCAGCATCGCTTGATACATCTTGGCTTTCTCTTCGTCCGTTCTTGCCTCTTCAGACATTTCGTCCTCCTTATGATTCTAGCGCGGCGACACGCGCTTCAAGTTCTTGGATTGCTTTGACTAATGGCACAACAAACATTTCGTAAGATATGCCTTGTTTATTGTCTCCGCTTGTTTCATCAACAACCCAACCAGCGAAGTCCGTGATGCTATTGTCATCCATAGCCTGCTTCACTTCTTGAGCGATGAAGCCGTACATCTTATTTGTGTAATCGGCAGAGGTTTTACTTGAGTCATGCTCTGAAAGACTTCCGTCTAACTCTGATGGGGCTTTCCATTTGTACGTGACTGTTCGCAAAGCCTTGATAAAATCTAAGCCGCAATCAGTGTTGGTCGCTATATCTTTCTTCCAACGCTCGTCTGAAGAACGAGAAAAAGAGGCATTAGCGGTGAAGTTATTACTTACGACATTACTGGCTTTACCAAACTTAAAGAAATCTGATGCAGAGTTAAAACCGTGACCAATACCGATAGCGTTTACTGAATTCGCGCAATCTACGTTGTCACCCACTAACGTATTATTACTTCCTGTCGTAACATTATCGCCAGTATTAGTCCCGATGAAGACATTATTATCGCCAGAAGTGACGTTTTCACCAGCAAGAGTCCCTACTGCTACATTGCTACTACCACCGTTTGAATCGCTTAAAGTTGCGTATCCGAGTGCCACATTGAAACTGCCGGTCGTTTCAGCGTCAAGAGCAAGCCCACCAAGAGCTACATTAGCTGTTCCCGTGCTTATTTTATTACCAGATGAGTAACCAATCGCCACATTGTAGGAATTTGTAGCGGTCGTAAAGTTTTGTTCATTTAGAGCGCCCTGTCCTACCGCCACAGCTCTACTGCCGAGCACGTCACTACTTAACGCAGCATAACCAATAGCAACATTTGAATCAGCATCGGTCAAAGCGTCCCCAGCAAGGGGGCCGAGGAGGGTGTTCTCAACCCCCGTAGTGACTGCGGTTCCTGCAAAGTATCCAACTGCTACGTTGTGAGAGTTCGTAGCCGTCGTGAAATTTTGATTTAGTAAAGCGTAGTAGCCAAGAGCAGTGCTTCGACTGCCCAAAGCATCGCTCGATAACGCTCCGTAACCTACTGCCGTGTTGTAATCAGCGTCTGAAAGGAAATCGCCTACGTCACCGCCGATGAGAGTATTCTGAATCCCAGTGGTTACACTACGACCTGCACCCATACCCACAGCCGTATTGTAAGTATTTGTCGCGGTAGTAAAGTTTTGAGCAACTAGAGTGCCTTCACCAATAGCTACGGATCTACTGCCTTTTGTATCGGCACTTAGAGATCCTGTGCCAACAGCGGTGTTAAAATCAGCGTCCGTAAGAGCATCGCCCGTGAGACCACCGATGAGAACATTCTGGATCCCCGTGGTGACTGCACTACCTGCCTCAAACCCGACTGCTGTGTTGTAAGAGTCTGTAGCCGTAGTGAAATTTTGAGCGTCTAAAGCCGCGTACCCAATCGCAACAGAGCGACTACCCAATGTATCTGCGCCTAAAGCTGCATAACCTACTGCCGTGTTGTAATCGGCATCAGTTAGAGCATCACCAGCAAGGCCGCCCAAGAGGGTGTTTTGGACTCCAGTGGTGATTGCAAACCCTGATTGAGAGCCGATTGCTACGTTGTAAGCATTAGTTGCTGTAGTGAAATTTTGACTGCCTAAAGCGAGTCTACCAATAGCAATACTTTGGCTTCCTAAAGTATCTGACCCTAAAGCATCTAGTCCAATAGCGTGATTGTTTGATCCTTCAGTAAGCGCATCACCTGCAAGACCGCCCAAAAGTGTATTGTTGACTCCCGTGGTGACATCTCTCCCTGCGTTATGCCCTACCGCCACGTTGTACATATCCG